AATTAATACCATAATCATTTGATTCCGCTTTTTCAGCCCACTTAAAAAATTTATCTATTCGTTTTTTACTAAAACATCTTATAAAACACGGTAAATCTTCTTTATCAACGCGTTCATTTAAATATTCATGGACATGTGTTTTAAATGTTTTATAAGCCAATGTAAAAAAATATATAAAAAAATAAAAAGTTATTCCACCATTACATAAAATTAATAAAACAATTAATACATCTTCAAATGTTCCGAGTTGATAACCAGAATCTATTGTTCCAAAAAATAACCCAGTACTTAAAGTCATAACAAGTGATAATAAACTAATACTTTCCAATTTATTGCAAATCATACCATAACTAGTAATAACATCATATGGTCGTAGAAATACATGCAAGAAAAAAGAAACTTGCACCATTAAACTTGCCGCAATTATTTGATATCTAGGGTAATTTCTTAAAAAAACAGATATTATTATCAATGAAGCCTTTTTTCCCATAATAATAAATTCATAATACCAACGTTTTTCTCTATAACCTAAAAATAAAAATGATAAAGGTGACGAACCATCATATCTGTTTTGCATATCAAATAAACGAAACCGATAATCATACAATAACTTAAATCCAAGAAGTGGAATTCCAATACCATAAAATCCGAGTGAAACATACGAAACCGTAAGATAATTATAATGCGTTTTCGTATAACATTCAACCGAAAAATCTTTGACTAAATAATATTTAGTTCCTATTTTTTTACAATTCATTACTTCCAATGTTTTTTCTAATATTGTTGGCCAACTTAAAAAAGTTCCAACAACAATTGCCGTTTTTTCCCAAGCAATAAAAAATTTTAAACAACTTGGCGTCCTTTTTAAAAAATCATCTCTTTCAATAACACTTCCAAGTCTGCGTAACTTTTTCTTTTTCTTTTTACAAAAAAAACACGAAATAATAGAAATAATAATTGTAACAATTACAATATATAATAAAGGTAATGTTAAATAAACTAATAATTTATCATAATATGACCACCCTATAACACAATCAGATGAATAAAAACTTACACGTGGTGATGAAAATTCTTTTGCTCTCTCAAATAAATATTTTATCAAAAAAGGCCAATTAATTTGAAATGAACTAGCTAGCGAAAATACCTGTGCATAATTCATAAATATTTTTACAACACCATTTACTTCCTCTTTTTTATTTTCAGATGGATTTGCTGTTTTAATTAAAAATATAATAATAATAGTAGAAATAACAGGAATAACAATCGTTAAACTTATAGAACGGCCCTTATTTTTAGGACATTTCAAACAAACACCGTCGTCTTTTGCCCAACCTTCATTACAAACATCACATAATGGACCATGATGTCCAGTACTACATAAATCATTTGTAGAATTTACTATTTTTCCACCTTTGCAAGCAAACATATTTTTACATTTATATGTTTTAATTGTTGAATCATTGCTTCTCCATAAATGTTTATTTATTATTATTGTACTAACATTTGAATCTTTATCACATTTAAAATTTTCTGGACAATAATTGCATGTTAGTTTTGTAGAATTTGTTTTATATTGTCCTTTTGAACATATACATTCTGTCTTATAATAATTTTGCTCCGACCCAATTGGACAATCTTTACAAATATTATTATTATTACTAAAAGCATATTTCCCTATTTCACAATCTTTACATATTGTTGATTTCACAACTGATGTATATTTTCCTGGTTTACAACTAATACATATAATACTACCTTTTTGCGAATACATACCAGTATTACAATCTTTACAATCACTTACTGAATTAGCTCCATAATTTCCATTGAATTTTCCTGCTATACATGGCTTACACTCACCTCGTGAAGTTGCCGCAATAGTTTCACTATATAAACCTGGTAAACAGCTTATACAATGTTTATCTGTAACAGAACCTTCATTATTATTCCATTTTCCAGCTAAACATCTAATACAACTAGAAATTTCATGCTTTCCTTCTAATTTATTGTATCTCCCATTCGGACAAATATCGCATTCAATAAAAAGTTCATTTTCCGGATTTGTATATTTCCCTGGTTTACATGTTAAACAATAACTATAACCATAATACGAATATTTACCATTATTGCAATTTAAACATTCACTCCCAGGGTTTTGGTTTAAATTTTTATATTTACCAGCATCACAATTTTTACATTCATATTCTTGTTGTAATCCGGCATTCATATTATATTTCCCCTCCATACATGATATACAATTATCTCTTGTTACTGAAGCTGTTACGTTGGAAAATTTACCTCTATCGCAAATTTTACAATTTTCCAAACCCATTATATTTTCTATATCATTATACCTACCAAGGGGGCAATTCTCACAAAAAATTTTGTAATCATTAGAATATTTGCCAGTTGGACATATAATACATTCATTGTTTTTTTCCAATGATACCCAACCATTAGGACAAATTTCACATTCTTCTAAATTTATCTTATATTTCCCCGCTTCACATATAATACATGACTTATTTGATGTGGCCCCTTCAATATTTCCAATTGTACCATCACTACATTCATTACATTCATCAATATATTTTAATCCGAATTCGCTTGAAAATTTACCAATTGGACATAATTCACATTCTTGGTCTGAAATAATATTTATTTTAAAACTATATTTCCCTGGTGAGCAACCTCGACAACCTTTTCTATTTTTTGCCCATTTACCTATTAAACACTGTACGCAATTAGTACTTTTTTTTTCCGAAACCCAACCAATTGGACAATTTTCACATAACTCTAATGTTTTTTTATATTTTCCCGACTCACATTCAATGCAAAAACTACTTGAATCAACGCCCTTTATTGTATTAATTTTACCATCATCGCATATCACACAGTTATTTATATTTGTAATTCCCAGTATTTCAGAATATTTTCCTTTTGGACATAATTGACAAGAATCTTCAGAAACAATATTCAAAATAGAACTATATTTTCCACCTTTACAATTAATACATTCTATCTTATTTTTTGCCCACTTCCCCATTTCACATGTTTCACAAGTAGTTTGTCCTTCTTCACTGATTTTACCATCTTTGCATTCCAAACAATCTTGTATATCATTTGACCCTGTAGTAATTGAATATTTACCTTTAAAACATGGATTACATATATTTGAACCCTGTTTTGTTGAAAAAAAACCAGAAGGACAATTAATACATTCTATAGCATGAATACCATTAGTATATTTTCCAGTTTCACATTGTTTGCATTTTTCACTTTCGACTATATTACTTGAAAAACCTGGTTCGCAATTATTACAAATACCACCAATCTCATTTGAATATTTACCAACATTGCACGTTTCACATTTATTTGATTTTAAACCAGAACCCAAATTACACCCATTTAATTCCACTTTTATATATTTTTTTATATATGATATTTCGTTGGGGAAAATATATAATTTTCCATTTTTTTCATCATATGAAGTTATATTATAATTAGTATAACTTCTATAATAACTATATTTTGATGAAGTATGATGAATCATTTCACCAAATTTTTTAAATGAATCCAAATCCAATGACATATCTCTGATATTTATTCTTACAATACCTACATTTAAATGTTTTGTCGAAGGTATAGCATAAATAAAACCCGCATTTGAATCTAATATTATATTAGTTATTACACCCCATTCCGTGGGAAATTTCAAGAAGTCAACATCACATACATCACTTAATGATAACTTATTGAAGTTGAAATCGTACTGATACAATTCACTGGTTAATGAACCAGAAACAATAAATATTCTTTTTCTATTATAGTCTATTTTAATGTCACTAATATAATTTATACCATCTAAATTTATAATTTTTGTATTATTTGGATGGTCTATTCTGATACTTGTGTTTATTTCTACTAATCGAGAATCTCTATATGGTGTATCCTCTAGAAAATATAATAAATTAGTATCTTTGTTTATAAAACTTTTTTTTATTTCTCTTATATAGTCAGTATAATATTGTAACGTTGTTGAATATGACATCATTTCATCATATTTTTCTATGTATGATTTTTGAAATTGTTCTATTAATAAAACAACAGGTGATGATATATTTAATCTCCATATTCCCGTATAAACAGTACCAAAGCCTAACCAAATTGTCCCATCATTTAAAGTTTGGGATGTTGTAGGTGTGTCAACATATTTATAGTCATAATAACTAATTGGTGAAAATTTTTTTTTATTATAAAACGATGAGAATTTTGTTCTATCCATAAATGTAAAATCTTTTAAATTAATCCTTACAATAGATGTTTCATAATTATAGTTTGTTGCACAACCGTACTTATTTGCAGCTATGTAATATAAAATATCATATTTTTTATCTATACCACAGGTTACAATATAATCGCTACCTAGGTCACCCTGTGCATTGGGATATTCGCTTGTCTTTTCACCTATTATTATATTATCTTCAAATTCACCACTATAAAAGTTTTGTTTCATTATTCCAACATATTTGGTTGTTTTATCACATTTATAATTGTTATTTGAAGTTTTCCATGGGTTATATGTACTTGTTATTAAATAATTTTCATTATTATTTATTGTACTACAACCAAAGCCAATATATGGATATTGATTTATTGATTTTATTAACCCATTTGTTGGTATTGATACATAAGTATTTGAAAAATTAGTATTATTTAAATAGTTTATAGGATAGCAAATTACACTATTAAATAGCAATAGAAATAATAAAATCATGATTATAATATTTAATAAAAAAATATTTTTAATAATATATTTTTTATTAAGTATATTATATAAATTTTAATGTTTTTATAATTTATAATGAAAAAGTGCGATATTACTTGTGCAATTTTTTATATATTATTTTTAACTTATTTATTTATATTTGGTATTACGATGGTTTATAGTGCTGATTTAAAAAAATTAGACAATGTTTTAGACAAAAAACAGCAAATTCTATATAAAAATATAAAAAAAGAAAGATTACATCATTTTTATGCAGGTTTAGGTGTTGGTGGTGTTTTGGGATTTTTTATCCTTCTTTCAAATATACAAATAAAATCCAAATACTGTTTGGCAGGCTTAATGTTAATTTTATCCACAACTACAGTATATCATATATTACCTAAAACAGATTATATGATAAATCATTTAGATACGGTTGAAAAAAAACAATTGTGGATGGATGTTAGTAGAAATTTTATGAAAAAAAAAATGATTGGATTTATATTAGCAATAATTGTATATTTTTCAATGCCTCTGTTTTTATAAATATAATTTATATAAATGAATTATATTTTAGGTTTAACGATTATTGGTATGATTAGTGGTTTATTTGCAGGAATAGTTGGTGGTGGTGCTGAAATTTTAATTGTCCCTTTACTTACATTATTTGGCTTATTGGGAAATCTCAAAAGTAGAATTGGTACTTCTTTATTTATGATATTACCACCCATTGGGTTATTTGCTGCGCTTAAATTTTATAAAAAAGGTCATGTTGATATTTTTGCCGCATTGTATATGGGTATTATCTTTACAGTTTTTGCTTCTTTTACCTCGTTTTACACTATAAATTTCGATGAAAAATTTTTGAAAAAAATATTCGGTATCTTTACAATTATTTCGGGGTTTTACATATATTTTAAATAATTTGTAAAAAATTAATGTTAAATTTATTGATTTTTCAAAACAACTAAAACACCAGTCAATGTTAATGCAATACCAAATAAAGCAACCGGTTTTAAAATAGTTCCAAAAACTAAAATAGAAAATAAATAAAGTAAAATTATTTTAGATGGTTCCATTAACACATCAACATATGACATATTTGAAACTATTTCATATGCCTTCGTCTTAATAATTATTGCCAAACCTAAAAAAAAAGATGATATAAACGTGAAAAAAAGTATTTTAATTGTATTTTTTTTATCTTTAAATAAATTACTTTTTTCTTTATTATAAAAATAAATTAAAAATAACACATAAAAAAGTATTAAAAATAATAAATGAAAAAACATAACATCATTAAATTTACACTTTAAATTAAATAAATATTTTCTAGTTATGACGGAACCCGTTAAAAAAAATAATGATATTAATGTATAAAATTCCCATGATTTATTTTTTGATAACATTCTTATATACTATGGATATTTTTCCAATTTTATTTGATGTCAATGACTAATTGAAAACAAAATGGTTGCAAATCTTAAGATTCATGTAAAGTGTACATATGGCTTGAAGTTTAGCAGTAGAAACGAAAGAATTTTCAATTTCAGATGTCTTCTCCGTCTGCTCCGAAAAAAATAAATATGAATAATACTACAAAACCAACAATTGTATATTAAACAGGAAATTTTTTTTCACTTTCAATGTCATTGAACCAATTTCGTTCTTTTCTAGGTTGATTTTTGGCAAAAAAAAGTCAACAAATAAAAACCTCCTAATAAAAACCCAATTAATGAAATATAAATAAATCCACATTGAAGTAGACCAATTCCCTCTCTTTTACATTTTCCGAGTAGATATATTTCCATAAGTAGTTTCGAACCACCTGTTTGTATTTTAATATACTATTTATTGACATTTTAAAAAGTGTTTATTCATGTGTCTTTGAATATTGAAATATGTTAAGTCGTCTTCATTTCCTAATTCAAGTAATGTTTGTAGTTTATTATTTGGTTGAATAACTTTTGCATTTATTGGGTCTTGCAATTCATTATCCTTAATGTACTTAATAATGTATTGCGTGACAACTGTTCTAGCCCTTTCAGACCCATTGGGTAATTCCATGAAAGTACATAATTCTTCTGAAATTTTTGTCGGATTAGCGAAACCAGAAGGCTTCTTATTTCCTTTATTTTTTTTCTTTTCTCGTTCCAATTGTTTTATCTTTTTATTGGCAATTCGCTCTACACTTTTTATTTGATTATGTAGACCTGTTAATTGAATTTTTAAACTGGAAATTGTAGACAATAAACAACCAAAAGATTCTTTCATTTCATCATTTTCTTCTTTCTTTTCTTTTTTCACATTCTTTTCTTTTTTCACATTCTTTTCTTTTTTCAAATTCTTTACTTCTTTTTCAAATTCTTTCTTTACTTCTTTTTCAACCTCCTTTTCAATATTCATATTCATTTATATTCTACATTTTGCAGTATATTTTTAAATCAATTTTAATTTTAATTTTTAATATATTAAAAATTAAAATTATTATAAAACTATTATAAAATTATTCCGAACTGTCATCCAAATTCCACTTCGAACTATTATCTCTTTTGCCTCTATTGTCTCTGTTTTCCCGTGGTCCACCACCTCGTTGTCTAACACCATCGGAAGGTGTTCTCTCTTGTTTATTTAAAAACCGTGTTTCACACATTAAAGGACCTTCCTGGATACCAGAAACATTGACAGCTTGCCATTCATGGTCATTATGGTCGCTTTTTGCAAGATTAAATTCCACATATTCACCTTGTACAAGATATTTATATTGCTCTCTATTCACAGAGACGCCAGAGTGGTGGGCGAAAATATCTTTACCTTCGTCACCCAATGTTGTAACAAATCCGAAACCAGCTTTATTGTTGAACCACTTAACAATTCCCAGCTGTCGGGTACCACTCACGGGCGTAACATTAGTATCATTCTGTGTTGTTTTATTCATTATAATAATATTAACTACTATCTTTTTAAGTAGATTGGCTTATATCTTCTTTCTGCTTTTTTGTTTTTTTGTTTTTTTGTTTTTCTCCTTTTTGTTTTTCTCCTTTTTGTTTTTCTCCTTTTTGTTTTTCTCCTTTTTGTTTTTCTCCTATTTTTTTTTTTTATATATCCACCTTTTTTTCCTTTTTTTCCTTTTTTTCCTTTTTTTTTGCTTTCTAAACTGTGTCCACTTCTTTTTTTATTTCCTCGTTGTGGTTGCTGTTTCGCATCTATTGGACCTGGACCAAATAAATTATTATATAATATTTTCCATTCATTTTTTACATTTGTTGAATCTGTTTCGTAGCCGCTTTTGGCATTTTTATAAAGTTTATAAGCAGTTAAGTCTAATTCTTCTGCTTCTTCTTCTCCCATCCAACCAGAACCAGGTTCTTCATATCGATGAGCGTATCCGGTTGTTTTAGAAGCATGAAATATTTGTTGTCTTGTTGTTGCATTATAGTTATCATAAAGAAGTTTCTGCAGGTCACTTGGATTTTCGCATTCGTATTTATCTTTGCTTTCATCTTCACCATATAGGTCCTCTCTTTTCAACATGTTTCTTAATCCAGTTGTAAATATATCTTTCATCACATACCTTAAATCTGTTGTAAGTTCATTGCTTGCTACCAAACAAGCAGACCATATATGATTTACTTGATGCGGTGTATCTCGAAATTGTTGTTGTATTAAGGCTCTTGCATCTGCAAATGTATATGCTGAAGTAACTACTATTCGATTTTTTCCGTTTGTCCCTTGTCGAAGTGTAACATTGTTTTTATCCACAATTACATAAACTTTCGGAAATTGTTTATCAAAAGAACTAGGTTCACCCCAGTAAAAGATATAAGTCCACATTTTTAAATGATCAGGGTCGGCTTCAGAATAATCCCCAACAAAAGAAAGATTCATAACCTTGTTTTCGGGGAGATAAAAAAAGTTGAATCCAAGAAGGCGAGCATAATTATTATATTTTTGTACAATAACTTCTTGGCCATCATTTACGTCATTATTTAGGCCAGTCACTTCTTCAATTTCTTTTACAGATGTGTTAAAATGTTTATTAAAACATTTATTACTAACTTCTTCTGTGGGTGTCAACCCAGTCCCACCATTTTCCTCGAGAATTGCTTCATCATTTCCAGCCATCATAAAATATACAGGATGTATATACCCTGGAAAATCTGCAGCAGAAAGTAATGGCATAACCTTTGTAGAAAGTCCACGCTCATTATTACGTAATGTTATTACACCCTGTGTTTTTTTTACAGAAACCGTTGAAATACGATTTGGAATATCAGTTCCGTGAATTATTTCACGGAAGGATTCAATAGAAGAATGTGGCAAATAAAAACAATTAACACATGCGGTATATCCTTCTGTTTCTTTGGCAGCAACATATTTTTTCTGTCTCTCAAAAATTTTATCAAATATTCGCTTCACATCACCAGACTTATAAATAGCATTAAATAAGAGATTAGGATTTATTTCAATTATTTTCAATTCTGTAATCGCTTCATGGTCGTTCGCTTCATGGTCGTTCGCTTCATGGTCGTTCGCTTCATGGTCGTTCATTATACATAATAAACATATTTTATTAAATAAATATAAAGTACAATCAATACATATAATGTAGATGAAATTTCAAGACAAGAAATACGAAGGTAATTCTAAATATTTTGCAAGTTGGAATTTCGAATTATCCGATTTCCAAAAATGGGCAATAAAGGGCATCGTTGAAGAAAAAAATGTCCTTATTACAGCTCATACAGGTAGTGGCAAAACGTTGCCAGCAGAATTCGCAGTAGAATATTTCCCTAAAAAAAACAAAAAAGTCATATACACTACACCCATCAAAGCCTTAAGTAACGAAAAATTCAACGATTTACAAAAGAAATATCCCCATATTTCTTTCGGTATCCTCACCGGAGACATAAAATTCAACCCAGAAGCAGACGTCATCATTATGACAACAGAAATCCTGTACAACACCCTTTTTCAAAAAAAAATGATTGAAGAAAACATTATAAACAAAGACCAAATTTCTCTTCATTTTGATATCGACATCGAAACTGAATTGGGGTGTGTCGTGTTCGATGAAATCCACTACATTAACGACCAACACCGAGGAAGAATTTGGGAAGAAACAATCATGCTTCTACCAAACCATATCCAAATATTGGGCTTATCTGCAACAATTGATAAACCAGAGAAATTTTGCCAATGGATGGAAACAGTTAAAGGCAAGGAAACCTGGTTGTGTCCACATAATAAACGCATAGTACCATTAACTCACTACTCCTTTATTACATATCCTGAATCTTATTATAAAAAATTTCCACCAGATATTAAAAATTTAATTGGCGATACAATCAACCCAATTATTTTAAAAGAACAAAACAAACTTTTCAGAGAGAAAAAATACTCCAAAATACTCAAACTTTTAAAATATTTCGATAACAACAACGTTAGAGTAAATCAATTTTTCGTAATGAACAAACTTGTTGAATATTTAAATAATAATAATATGCTACCGGCACTTTGTTTCGTATTTTCAAGAAAAAAAACGAAGCAATTCGCCGAAAAAATCACAATACCGCTCTTCCCACCAGATTCAACAATACCAAGTACAATCAAAAAAGAATGCAAACAAATCTTAATGAAATTACCAAATTATAGAGAATATTTATTATTACCAGAATACGAATGGATTACACAGTTACTAGAAAAAGGCATCGCCGTACATCATAGCGGTATAACACCCGTTTTCAGGGAAATGATAGAAATTCTTTTCGGTAAAGGCTACATTAAACTACTTTTTGCCACCGAAACATTTGCTGTCGGAATCAATATGCCAACAAAAACAGTTATTTTTTCTTCATTAACAAAATATGATGGGAAAGGTTTTAGATTATTGAAACCTCATGAATATACTCAAATGGCTGGCAGAGCTGGTAGAAGAGGTCTTGATGTAAAAGGTAATATTTTTCATATTGATAACATTTATAGAGATAAAGCAACCTCAACGGAAATGGCTACTATTTTCGAAGGTAAACCTGAAACATTATCGTCTAAATTTAAAATTAATTTCAATATGCTGCTTAAATTAATGGCGGCAAATAATACAAATTTTAAAGAATTTGCAGAAAAAAGTATGGTGTACGACGACATTCAAAAGCAAACAAAAATTATAAAATATGGGTACGAAACACTTAAATGTAAAATTCAAAATTTCTGTTATAATTTTCAATGCCACTTCAAAACAAAAAAAGTCGAAATAGAAAAATATTTAGAAATGAAAAACATAATTCAAAGTTTAAGTTCTAAAAAAAGAAAGAAAACGAAAAAGGAAATGCAATTAATGGAAACAGATAACAAGTTTTTTTTAAATGAAATTAAGAAATATGAATCGCATTTAAAAGATGTTGAACAATTAAAAGTTTTAGAGAGAAAAATCAATAATATTGAAAATTATATCAAAAATGAAGTGGAATTGCATTTAAATATTTTGCGGGATGAAGGATTTGTCGAAGAGTATAAATTAACGAACAAAGGGATAATGGCTACAAATATTAATGAAATTCATAGTTTGGCTTTTGTGGATGTGTTGATGAATAAAACATTGGATGATTTGACTGTTGAAAAATTGGCGGCAGTTTTAAGTATATTTTGCGATATTCGATTAAGTGACGAAAATAAAATTTTCAATGAAAAATATGCAACAAACGATGATGAAATAATAGTGGCAATCGGTGAGATAAAAAAAAAATATAATAAATATTATGACATTGAAGCGAAAAATCAGACAGCTTTTATATTCAATTATGAATTGCAGTTTGATATGGTAGAAATTGTATATAAATGGTCGAATGCTGAAAATGAAAATGAATCTTTGAAAATATTAGGGGAATTGAAGAAATGGGATATTCATATAGGAAATTTTAGCAAAGCTATATTGAAAATATGTAATATTGCAATGGAATTGGAAAATATTTGTTTGTTGGAGAATAATTTGGAACTTTTAAAAAAATTAAAACAAATCCCTGAAAAATTAAAGAAGTTTGTGATAACGAATCAATCGCTGTACCTATAGCACCACCGGGTTAAAGGGGGGCGTCCCCCCCTTGTAATTGGGAAGTATTTTGGGCGGCGTGTTGACCTTGTAG